CTAAATAATATTGTTCTGTCTAATGGTCAGAGATTATATTCGTTTATTAAATCGCTGGATGATATTGTTGCTACTAAATTGGCGGATAATATTGTTTTGCCAAACGGAAAGCATTTGTCTTCTGTTTTAAAATTAAAGTGTAACAAGCTGGATGGTTATCAGATGAAATATCTTTATTTCTTTGACAAGCAACTAGAGAAAAAGTTTAAATTTGTTTCTTTTGATAAAATTCCAGATGATGTTAAAATGTATAAGGGAAATAAAATGCGTGCAGAGCATGAAAGTAATGCGCTTGACTTCCAGTCAAGAGAAGACGGTGCAATACCGATCTACACGCACCAGCCATTAACAAAGGATTTTAATGAATAAACAAAAAGATCCTGAGAAGAGGAGAGTTGGTCGCCCCTCTGTTTACAAAGAGGAATATTGCAAGATGCTACAAGATCATCTTGCCTCTGGTTTGATGTATGAATCTTTTGCTGGAGAGCTATCAATATCGATTGAAACTTTATATGCTTGGGAGAGAGATTACCCAGAATTTTCTGAAGCCAAAAAGATCGGTTGGCCTAAAGGTTATCTGCATTGGGACAAAATAAATAAGGCAGTTTGCAGTGGTATGAAGACTACTTTAAAAGATGGTCGGGTGATTGATCCAAAAAATATTCCAGTTGCTATCTTTATTTTCAATATGAAAAATAGATTTAAGTGGCGTGATAATCATGATGTTAATTTGACTACTGAGAAGAAGGGCATCACGATAAACTACAAAGAAAAGAAAAAAGAAATCAAAAAATGAGTGGGATTGATGTTGAGTTATTGGAGCATCAATACGCTGCGGTTATCTCTGAGAAGAAGTTTACATTGCTTCGTGGCGGTATAGGCAGTGGAAAATCGTTTGCTGGTTCGCACTACGCCTTATCGATGATTGGAGAAAGCCCTGGTGCCCTTGGCTTTATCGGTGCCAATACTTATTCGCAACTACAGCACTCAACTTTAAACTGCCTCTTTAACGAACTAGAGAGATTAAATATTCCATTTAAACACAACAAAAATTCATCGATACTAGAAATCGAGGGATCACGAATCCTCTGCAAATCAATGGACAACTATGAAATGCACCGAGGAATTGAGATAGGTTGGTTCTGGCTTGATGAAAGCCGTGAAATGAAGAAGGAAGCGTTCGAGGTCATGATTGGACGCTTAAGGGATCGCAAGGCGAAAAGGTATCGCGGCCTACTGACATCATCACCAAAGGGATTCGATTGGCAGTATGACTATTTTGATGGTGATGGCAAGACTGATAACTGCGAGGTGATCACTGCCACATCATACGACAATATTTATCTGCCAGATGGATACGTTGATACTTTGGTTGAACAGTATGATGAAAAAATGCGTGATCAAGAAGTTGGTGGGAAGATTATTGATATAACTTCTGGCAATGTTTATTATGCGTTTAATCGTGCAAGAAACGTAAGAGAATTTTCATGGGCCGATCAAAAATTTAGTGTTGGTATGGACTTTAACGTTGATCCAATGACCGCTATTTGTGCTTACATCGAGGGTGACACTATTTACGTTTTTGATGAGTTTTATATTAGGGACGGAAACACTTTTATCATGAGCGATCAATTGATTAAAAAGTATGGGCCGTGTGAAATCATTCCAGATAGTACATCAAGCAAGCGATCAACTAATTCTTATAAATCAGACCATCAAATATTAAGAGATGATCGGCACTCAATACTCTATAATCCTAATCCGTACGTTGAAGATCGTTACAACTGCGTGAATGGTCTATTGTCGAAGGGGAGAGTGGTCATTCATCCCAAGTGCGAGAAGTTGATTAAAGATCTTGAGCGTCTGAGTAGGAATAATAAAGATAAGTTGATTAGCCATATTAGCGATGCGTTCGGTTATTTTGCGTGGAGGTATTTTCCAATTAAAAGAATACGCCCAGCGACTACTTGCACAGAACTTTAGGATGTGAGATCATAGGCCAATAATAGAAGGGGATAATATGAATCAAATCTTAAAAGAAAAAATCATTAAATACATTCGGGATAACAAGGATCAACTCGCTTATGAGCAAGATATTTTTGAGATACTAGAGGGTGACGTTGGTAAGTTTTTAAAGATGGCACTTGGAGAACAGTTAAATCCAAAGGCAGCAAACGAAGCAATGCAGCGGTCATGCCCAATAAACATCTTAAGAAAAATTATTGATAAGCTATCTAAAATTTATTCACAAGGTGTTGTGCGGATTGCATCTAATCCAAGCGATCAAGAATTGATGGATTCATACGATGTTAATGATTATTTCATGGAGGCAAATCACCAGTTCAATGCCTACAAACGTGCAGGCATCGAAATTTATCATGACAGCGAAGAGGGCAAGGTAAGCTTTAGAACAATCCCGACCTATCTTTATTTGCCTTATTCAAGCAGCACAATTGATCCAATGAAGATGACTGAGTTTATAAAGTTCTATGAGGATAAAACTCTTGTCTATTCGGACGATGAATTACTCGCTTTTGATGAGTTCGGTAATCCAATCCAGCTTGAAAATGGTGGAGTGAATGAATATGGAATTATTCCATTCGCTTATATTTCACGGTCAAAATATTTGATACTGCCAAAATCAGATAGCGATATGAAACAGATGAGTATCCTCTTCCCTGTGCTATTAAGTGACTTAAATTTTTCGATAAAATATTTAACTAATCCGATCATCTATGGAGTTGATGTAGATTGTGGTAACTTGCAGCGTAATCCAAACGTGTTCTGGTCATTCAAGACAATTGAAGACGGAAAAACTCCGTCGATCGGATCAATCACGCCAGATGCAGATATCAAAGGAATTCTGGATAACGTAAAAGAACAAATGTCATTTTGGCTTGAGACCAAAAATATCAAGGCCGATGCGATTGGAGTAGGAAGCAGCGACCAATCACAGAGCGGCCTTGCGTTGCTTATTAGAAATATTGACACTACTGAAGATCGCAATCAACAGATAATTTATTTTAAAAAGCTTGAGAAGGATTTCTGGAAGCGCCTAGCAGTGATCCATAACTATCTCGCAAGCATCGGAGCAATAGAAGACCGAAGGACTTTCTCGGAAGACTTTGATCCAATAATAAAATTCCCTCAACAAAAACCACTTGAAGATAGGCAGCAAATCGTCTCTAGATTAAAAGCAGAACTAGATGCTGGCTTCATATCAAGAGAATTGGCGATAAAAGAATTGAATCCTGAAATGGATGAAGAACAAATCGATGAGCTAATGGAAGAAATTGACGAGGATGTCATCAAGCCATTAAAAGAAATTGTTAAGCCTCCAATGAAAATGGATGAAGAAATGGACAAGGAAATGAGTGGGGAAATGGACGATGGCGAAACAGCAGAAGATTGAAATAGCAAATCTTTCAAAAGAATATTCCACTGAAGAACTAAATGCGATTGGTCAGGATTTTATTGACTATATAATTAAGCGCACACAAGACGGCAAAGGTGTGAATGGGAATAAGTGGAAGGGTTCTAAAGCAAATGAGTACTCCAAGGCCTATCGTAATTCACTTGATTTTAAAATAGGTGGGAAAGGTAGCACTGTTAATCTAGAACTCTCAGGTGACATGCTATCGATGCTTGAAGTGTTGTCTGTTAAGAAGGGTAAGATCGTTATTGGTTATGAAGACGACGATAAGTTGAATGGTAAGGTAGAAGGTAATAGAATTGGTAGTTATGGGCGTGATCCTAATCCAAAAAAAGCAAGAGACTTTTTAGAGATTGGAAGCAAAGACCGCTCACAAATCCTAAGCAAGTATCCAGTCAATGACGAGGAAAAAAGACAAGAACGTGCCTCCATCATGAATGCTCTTATTGCAGAAGGAAGAACTTATCAAGCGAGACTTATTGAGGATATGGCAGAGGAGGATTGACCATGGCAGAAATATTTGAATTAGGATTGGAGATTAAGAAAAAACTTTCCTGGATTGGCCAAAGGTCTATTAGTATCCCATCAAAAGATATGAAATCTATTGGCGAGATCATGGCGCAAAAAGTTTCTCGTCGCACTAGATTAGGAAGAGATCAGAATGAGGGAAAGCTTGCTTCATTATCAAAAGCGTATATTGATTATAGGAAATACCTTAGAACACAAGGCAGATTATTTGAATTGACC